CACGCTGCAACATTTGATGACCGTTCTACCTCGACCGAGGCAAGAGGCAGCATATATGGAAATTCCAATGCAAGCTTCTCTTCACCTGGTTTCAACTTCAATCAAAATGGCGTAGGCATTAATAATAACCAGATTTACTCCTACAGAGTAGCGGCGGATATTATTACAAACACAATCGCTTCTAATATCAATCTTCTTGCTATTCCAGGACAACGAGAGCCTCTTGTCACTGACTATGTGTCAGATGACGTAGAGAACTATGGTTTGGCTGTGTATCTTATGGATATTCCAAACTATAACTCTGATGGAAATAGAATATTTGATGGTGAAACAGCAAACTCTGCAACCTATATCGATGTAGAGAACACGGCAGATGAGTTTGAAACACGTGCTCTAGATAATACCATTGTGGCATCCTACTTCCCAGACGTTGTTATTGATGATAGTAAATCTGGAAGAAAAGTAACCGTTCCTGCTTCTGTTGCAGCTCTTGCGGCAATAGGCTATAATGACAAGGTTGCTTATTCCTGGTTTGCTCCAGCTGGTTTCAACAGAGCAGCGCTTAACTTCGTATCTCTTACAAAGACCCGTCTTAAACAAGAAGATAGGGATCGTATGTATCAGGTTAGAGTAAATCCAATCGTCAAGTTCCCAAATGAAGGTTATGTAATCTTCTCACAGAAGACACTTGATGCAAACGCAACTGCTCTTGACAGTATTAACGTTCAGAGAATGGTTCTTGAAGTTCAGCGTCAAATTATTGATGTTGGAAATAGACTAATCTTTGAGCAGCTCAGCCCAGGTCTTTATGCTGAATTTGTTGCAAAGGTGACCCCTATCCTTGCAAACGTTCAAAACAGACAGGGTCTTAAGCAGTTCAGGGTTGTATGTGACGTTACAAACAACTCCGAGCTTGACAGAGAAAATAACAGAATGAATGTGAAAATCTTCTTACTCCCAGTGAAAGCTATTGAATTCATTCAACTAGATTTCATCATTACAAGAAATGGCGTAAGTTTCGGTTCGTAATACACGAAACAGAATAGTTAAGAAGAACAAAGCGAGCGCTAGAATATTCGTTACGAAAAGATGCTACCTTGTGATAGGTGGAGAAAATTAGAAAATGGGAACCATTAATTTCAAGTCAGCAGGTGTGTCAGCAAGGACAATCAACTTATCTGGACCAACTGGCGTAACGCCAACTGGTATTCCAGCAGGTGTTATTGGAACTTCACAAAAAGGCCCAGCCTTTGTTCCAACTACCCTGGCAACAATGCAGGATTTCGTTGTTAAATTTGGACCTCCAACGACAGAGGCTCCAAATGGTCCGCTCGCTATGTCAGAGTGGCTTAGGAACGCTCAAGCTGCTACATTCATCCGTGTTCTTGGTGTGGGCTCAGGTCTACGCAGAACACAAGATGGAGACAACCGTGGTAAAGTAACAAATGCCGGTTTCGTTGTAGGCTCTCAACTTCCACAAGAAGCTCTTGCTGGAAACTTGGGAAGCAATACCTATGCTGTAACTGGAGGTATTCCGGGTAGAACTTATTTCCTTGGTTCATTTATGAGCCAAAGCTCTAACTCTACTGTGTTTACAGATGCTGGCCTTTCTGGCAGCGGCGTTCCTCTTGTTAGAGGTATAATCTTTGCTGCATCCGGTGTTCTTCTTACCTTATCTTCTTCTACTGTTGCTTCTGTTCCAAATGCTGCTAATGCAGCAAACTGGACCAACGCAGCAGGAGCTATTACAGGCTCTGTAAATCTAAATTCTAGTCGTCAAGAATTCGTTATGATCCTTAATGGTCATAAGAACAATGATGCGTCAAATCCGAACGTAATAACAGCATCTTTTGATGTCGATGCTCCAAACTACTTTGGTCAGCTATTCAACAAGGATCCATACAAGATTGAACAATCTGGTTATTTCCTTCAAAGCGAATGGGCTATTCATCCTTCGCTTGCAGTTGTTACTGGCGCTGGCGTTGTAAACACGGGCAGCAATGCTTCTGGTTATGAAAGAATTGCGTTCCTTATCACAGGATCTCAAGCTCGTAACTCTGGTTCTTCAACTGCTCCAAACTTTGAGAACTTTGAAGACAGATACAGAACCGCTAAGTCTCCCTGGGTTACTACACAAAAGTTTGGTGGCAGCCCACAAAACCTCTTCCGTGTTCATGCTCTCGATGACGGTGCTTGGGCAAATGACAATATCAAAATCTCTATCGAGAACATTACTCCAAGTCTTTCGGATGCAAACCTTTATGGTAAGTTCGATCTTCTTGTTCGTGATTTCAATGATAATGATAAAAATCGTGTAGTTTTGGAAGCATTTAGAGGACTTTCTCTTGATCCTGATAATCAAAACTTCGTAGCAAGAGTTATTGGCGACTATAACACTTTCTACAACCTTGATACTACTCAAGGTAATGCTAAACTTATAACAGAGGGAAGTTACCCAAATAACTCCAAATACATCAGAGTTGAGCTCGACTCGAGAGTTTCTGCAAAAGAGACCGACTCGACCGCTCTTCCTATGGGTTTCCGTGGTGTTCCCCACCTTGTGACCTCTGGCTCTGCTCCATTTGCAGCATTCACAGACCTTGCAGTATCTGGCGGCTTCCAGGCAGCAAATCCATTCTACCGCACAGTCCAGATGCCTGTTCCAATGCGTCAAAATATCACACGTGGAACAGATCCAAATAAGACAGTCGATAAAGGTCTTTATTGGGGTGTTCAGTTTGAGCGCAAGACCTCTGCTCTTGAACCAAACAAAAGCACCATTCCAGAAGCTTCAATAAACTCTTTCTCCTCTTACTTCCCAGATTTCCAAGTTGATTGGAAGAATATGGTTGTAAGCAACAACGAAGGAGCTCTTGACACCACGACAAATGGTATAATGGACGCTGATAGATTTAATAACAACCTATTCTCCCTTGAGAACATTCAAGTTGTTTATAACTCTACAACTCTTCTTCCAGATACAACCCTTATCACAAGTTGGTCTTATCAAAGAGCAGGTGGAATTACGACAAGCGTAGCAAACCTTACAAGAGCGCTTCAGTCAAGCGACCTTGCAGATCCTTCTGCAAGACAGCTCGCTAAGTTCTCCTTTGCTCTTCAAGGTGGTTTTGATGGCGTTCGTGTCTTCAATAGAAATGAAAACAACCTTACCAACGAAGCAACTGTAGAAGAAGTAGATAATCTTGCTCGTGGTGGATCAACAGGTCCAACGATTACATCGTATAATACCGCCCTTGATCTTATCTCTGATGCAACAGAAGTTGATATTCAGATGATGGCTCTTCCAGGTATTCGCACAAATGTTCTTACTGACAGAGCCTTGCTTGTTGCTGAGAATAGATTTGACGCTCTCTATCTTATGGATATTGAGAATTACGATACAAACAACGCTCTTGTGACAGGTTCCAGCCAGACAACCTCTGTGCGTTATACCACCACAAACTTCCGTGATCGTGGTCTTAACACCTCTTTCGGTGCCGCTTACTTCCCAGACGTAATAATGAGAGATACAATCAACGACACCACCAGGAACGTTCCTGCGTCCGTGGCCGTTCTTGGAGCATTCTCCCATAACGACAGGATCGCTTACCCATGGTTTGCTCCTGCTGGTTTCGCAAGAGGTGCTCTTGACACAACCAACTCTACAGCCCTTGAACTCTCCAGAGAGAACATGGATGACCTATATGAGGTCAACATCAACCCAATCGTTTCCTTTGCAGGAAGCTCAGGCCCGGTTGTATGGGGTCAGAAGACCCTATACGCCACCCAGAGCGCTCTTGATCGTGTAAACGTGCGCCGCCTTCTCCTGTCTATCAGACGCCAGGTGAAGCGTGTGTCGAACCGTATCATCTTCGAGCAAGGTCTTCCAGAGACCCTCGCAAGGTTCTCCCAACTTGTCAACCCAATCCTCAAGAGAATTCAGGATCAAAGAGGCGTGGACAGGTTCCTTGTTCAGATCGATACTTCCACAACAACAACTG